GCATTACCAATTTTATTATTAGTCTTTGGCAGCCTTACTTTTTGGTTGCTTACAGAATCTTCGGTCAGGTGGTACCTTAAGTCTGCCTGTATTGGAACTTTTTGTATTTTTACCATCGTATTTTGGTCAACTATTCATTCATACTTAGGTTGGCCAGCGCTCGAAAGTGACATGCCTGACAAAGTGTTAATTCATTGGGTCATCATCAAAGAGCCCAATAAGGCTATGGAATCCAAGGGGGCTATTTATTTTTTAGTTGAGTCAGCGGAGGAGAAGAAGGACTCGTGGCTTAGTGTTTTTACTTATAACAGTAGCGCTCCCGAGCCTCGTCTATTTGCGTTACCCTATAGCAGGGGTCTTCACGAACAAATAGAAAAACAAATAAGACAAAAACTACAAAGAGGCCAACCCGTGTTGGGGCGTTTATCAAAAATAAAAAAAGGAGGGAAAGGGAAAGCCGGGGTTGGCTCCGGTGAAAATAATAAAAAAGGAGGAGGAAGCGAATCACAAGAACAAGGCTGGGAGTTCCACCAACTAAGACCATCAGATTTTTTAGAGAAACCAGAGAGATGAACGTGGCAGAAAGAAACCTTTCAGAAATATACGACACCCACAAGTATGTTGGTGAGGACGATTACCATGGAGACAAGGGCACAACTCACTCATACATAGAAGAATACTCTAGATTACTAGAACCATATAGGAATGGATGTACTTTTCTGGAAATAGGTTTAGCCTTTGGTGAGTCATTAAAAATGTGGAATGAATACTTTAACAATTCAACCGTTGTTGGCGTTGACATAAGCGCGGAAGAGATTGGCCCACTACTTGATGACCCACAATATAATATTATTATCTGCGACGCAACGACGTTACAATTTTTAGAAAAAATTTCTGAATATAATTTTGATGTTGTAATAGATGACGGCTCTCACATATGGGAAGACGTAAAGACTAGCTTTGAAGTTCTTAGACCTAAAATAAGAAAAGATGGCATATATATAATAGAAGACGTCGTACCCTACATGAACTTTTCGAGCGAAGAGGATATCGCTCATCAATTTGGCCTTGATGGTTCTCAGGTTGAAGTGATAGACAATACAAGAATAAAAAACAGAGGCGATGACTGCCTCGTAACATTTAAATTTTAATGAGTAGAAAAAACTGGAAAGATTTACTAATTGGATTATCCATGATAGTGATGTCTACTTTTTTATTTTTTAACGGACAATACACCTTAGAGATTGCTATACTTCTAGGGATACTAACCCTTTGGTGGTTGGAATTTTTTTGATATTATGAAAACGATTTTTACACACGAACATAAAAGAGTTAAAAAGAAAACAAGTCAAGGCAGCGGTCAATACAGTAAGGGGATGAAAAAAATCAGGGGTCAAGGAGGCCCAAAAAAAAGGTGTAAACTACCCAAAAAATGAAAGCAGCAGTTCTAGGCGTAGGAAGAATGGGCACGGCTATTTGTTATGCAATGAATAAGCTGGGCTTCTACGTTGTGGGCGTAGATTCGTACGCTGGAGCAGCGGATAGCTTCAGAAAATACATCTCTGGCCCTGATGGCGCATTTTATTTAACAGACGAAGACAAAACCTTTCACCAAGCGTTAATGTTCGAAAAACCTGACGTTGTTATTAGCAGCTTACCGTACCACCAAACAGAAGAAGCCGCCCACTGGTGCAACAATAACTCACTTCGCTATTGTGACCTAGGAGGCAGAGTAGACGTATCACAGAACATAAATGAGGCAGCCAAAAACCACGGTCCGGCCAATGTTCCCGTGTTTACAGACCTTGGTCTTGCGCCGGGATGGGTAAACATCTTAGCCGAAGAGGGGTGCAGACAACTGCACAGGCAAGCCAAGACAATTAGAATGATGGTGGGAGGACTGCCAGACTCAAAAGTGAACCACCCACTAGACTATGTTGTTACTTGGTCCGTAGACGGGCTCATAAACGAATACAAAGACGATTGCCAAATTTTAGAGGACGGAGAACTGAAAATAGTAAAAGGAATGAGCGGTCTAGAATCAGTAGAATGTGGCACGCTTGGAAAACTAGAGGCTTTTTACACTAGCGGAGGGGCATCACACACAATACAAAGCATGAAAGCCAAAGGTGTAGCAAATTGCTACTACAAAACTCTAAGATACGAAGGGCATAGAGATATAGTTAGATTCTTAATACGAAACCAAAGCGAAGAATGCGTAAGAGAAGCCTTTGAAAAAGGATGTCAAAACTCAGATGACGTAGATGACGTTGTTCTAATCAAGGCTTTCGTAGAGGGTGAAAACGTAGAGTGGAAAAAAGAATTAGCTATTTGGGGAGACTCAGGAGGGTTCTCGGCCATGCAAAAAGCAACAGCCTTCTCTATATCAAGCGTAGCTAAAATCATGGCAGAAGGGAAACTAGAAGGCAACAAGGAGGAGCACAGAGACTATCACACTCAGTACCCAGTAAATCTTTCTTACGCAGATGTTCCCTTCGACGAGTTCAATAATAATTTAAAATTATTAAAAATTATATAGTAAAAAGTTCCTTGTCTTTTGTTTGGGTAATGTTTCTTACGTTCATTTACCTTATGGCAGTTACATTCTTAATTATTTGCTTTACCCTAAAAGAAATAAGTGCTATACTTTTTATAGGGAGATAATATACAAACTGGATGGCTAAAAATAAAAAAATGCTCTCGGCATCAAGGATAAAAACCCTTGAAGATTGCTCTTGGAAATACCACTGCAATTATAACCTGAAGATACCGCAAACTCAAAACGATGGGGCCTGTCGCGGCACTGTTTGTCATACCGTTTTCGAACATCTTTTACACCCGAAGCATAGGAAGCATTTTGACGCGATAATGAAAGCTGGGAACACCGAGGGCAGCCCAGCAGTTGTCAGGATGTTAAGGATGTTACTAAAAAAGGGTGGCTGTTTCTGTGAGGAAAACCACCAGATGTGTGTTGACATGGTGTATGTTGGGCTTAATGCAGACTTCTTCGGCGAAGGGGGCAAGGTGGACAAGCCTGAAATAAAGTTTATAATAAAAAATAAAAACCCTGAGTACGAAATCATAGGCTTTATTGACAAGAAAATTAAATTCAAAGACAAGATAAGAATAGTAGACTACAAATCCAGCAAAAGAAAATTCCCCAAAAAAGACCTAGAATCCAACTTACAAGCCATGGCCTACACCCTCGCCGCCAAAAGAAAATGGCCCAAGTCAGCAAAGAACGTGGAAGTTGAGTTTTTGTTTTTGAAATTCCCAAGGCAACCATCACAGCGGGTGACTATCCCCAAGGAACAACTTGACGGCTTCGAGCATTACCTTGCTCATATGTACAAAATAATCAACTCCTTTACAGAGGACCAAGCTAAAACTAACTACGCAAAAGATAAATGGGAGACTAAGTTTTTCTGTAAAGCTGGCGAACACTGGAAGTGCCCGTACCTAGAAGCATATGATTATTACTCTCTTGAAGGTGAAGATGGTGAGGTTCTTAAGGGGGCCTTCACCGAAGAAGAGCTAGGCTCTCCCAAAAACGGTCAAAAAATAGTTAAAAAAAGATACGAAGGATGCCCTGCTCACGACACGTCAACTACCGATGATCCATTTGATTGGGCTTGACTTTTGTGAAAAAAGCCTTATAATTATTTTATGGATGAGATTCTTCCGTTATTTAAGTCGCACTATAGCTTGGGCAGGTCAATTCTGACCCTTAAAAATGACGACTCAGCCGTTGATGAAGCAGATTCCATCTTTGATATCTGTAAAGAAAATCAAATGAAGGAAATGGTTCTTATTGATCACAACATGAGCGGCTTTCTGCAGGCTTATCAAAACTCAAAAGAGTTAGACATCAAACTGATTTTCGGTTTAAGGCTTACGGTCTGTAGTGACATGAACCAGAAGGATGCTGACTCTCTAAAAACGAATAACAAAATAGTTATTCTTCTCAAGAACGCAAAAGGGTACAAAAGATTAATAAGGATTATCTCCCTCGCCTCAAGAGAGGGGTTCTATTATGAGCCAAGGATAGACCACAAAAGCCTAGAAAAAGAATGGAGCAACAGAGACCTTGCGATGGTAATACCATTCTACGACTCGTATCTTTTCAAGAACACCCTTCTCAGCAACATTTGTGTGCCAGAGTTTAACTTTGCGAAGCTAACATATTTCATTGAGGACAACAATCTTCCCTTTGATAATATAGTGAAAGAAAAAGTAATCAACCAAGCCAAAGCGGAGGGAGCAAAGACCCAGAAGGCTCAAAGCATTTACTACAGACGGAAGAAAGACTTCAAGGCGTACTTGACCTTCCGCTGCATCAACAACCGCAGCACCCTTGAGAGGCCAGAGCTAGACCACATGACTAGCGATGAGTTTTGTATGGAAAGCTGGAAGGAAAAAAATGAAAAAGTTTAAGATATCAAACAACACCCTGCTGAGCGTAAAAGACAGAGCAAAGGCTTTACCTCTACTCAATAATTCAATTAGAGGAGGCGAAGGGACAGTCGTTGCCTACATAGGCGAAGAGGTTGTTAAAAGAGTTTTACGCGGGGAAATAGAAGACACCTATGACTATGACGTAATGTACGGTGGCGGCATCAAGGTTGATGTTAAAACGAAGGAGAGGACGGTACCTCCAAGAGAAAATTATAATTGCACCGTAGCAGACTTTAACACCAAGCAAAAATGTGACGAGTATGCTTTTGTAAGCGTATTAAACGATCACTCTACCGCATGGTACTTGGGTAAAATAAGCAAGAAGGATTTTTATAAAGAGGCAAAATTCTACAAAGAAGGAGAGCTAGACCCAGACTCACCACCAAATGCAGGTTTTTACTTTAGAGCAGATTGCTATAACATACCAATCTCGAAGCTGAATTCGGACAATGCCCTAGACAGCTTACCGCAGGGAACCTATGAAGGAGGCCATTATTGAGCTACGAAGAATGGCTGGAATGGAGGGAAGAGTATTACAAAATGGAAGACGTTGGAGAACATAAAAATTTAGGAGTGGGCGTAGTGGGTAGCCTAAAGAAAAAAGAACCTAAGGCCAAGAAGAAGCCCAAGGCTAAAAAAATAACAAAAAAGAAATTAAAAGAAGGAACGGTGAATAAGGGATCAAGAACAACCAAGGTAGAGTATTTGCGACACCACACCAAGACAGTGGGATCCATAAACGCAAAGGGCGAATACGAAGTAGTGCCAACCAAACAATGCGGAGAGGGAGACATGGTTTGGGTGATGGAAGACAACGGGACCTTTACAAAAACTAAATTATATTAATCATGGATGAAGATTTTTTAAGATTCGACAAGAAAAAAGAGTACGTCTTTATAGACTGCGAGACGCTCAATCTCTGCCTTAACTCCTGCCATAATTTGCCTTGGCAGATAGCCATGATCAAAGCTGTGGGCGACAAAAAGATTGCCGAAAAAAATTACTATATTAAATGGGACACGAAATTAGAAATTAGCCCAGAGGCAGCGAGGATAACAAGGTTTAGCCCCAAAACATTAAAGGAAAAAGGCCTGACTCCCGAAGAAGTCTTCCCCACTATAGAAGACTGGCTGGATAACGCTGACTACGTTGTGGGTCACAACATTCTTGGTTTCGATCTTTACTTAATAAAAGACTATTACAACTACATGGGAAAAGACTACAGGCATCTAGTCAACAAGATCATTGACACAAACTGCGTAGCCAAAGGCGTTAAGTGCGGCGTTCATTATAGAAATACCGAAAGCCTAATTCAATATCAGTACAAAATGTACCACGAAAGAAGAAAAGGAATCAAAACAAACCTTGCCGCGATGGGAAGAGAGTTTGAAATCAACCACAACCCCGACAAACTCCACGATGCTTTGATCGATCTAGAACTAAACTTAAAAGTATGGAACAAACTAAAATGGCAGATAGAATTATGAGTAAATTTTCGTCACAATTTAAAGAGCTAGACATACCCCTCCATGGAGTACGTCTTCCCTCTTTTGAAATTGATATCAAATATAAAAGAGCGCTTGGGGTAAGCGAGGACATTAGTAATGAGGATTTTCTAGAAGCGCTATGTGAAGATGGTAGAGAAAAAATGTGGAGCAGCGTTCACAGAGAGGATAGATCGGAGTACGTCGAAAGGCTAGAGCACGAACTTAAGACAATTAAAGACCTTGGGTTTATAGGTTATCTTCTCCTTGTTTGGGATGTAATTAATTTTTGCAAAGAGAATGATATACCCACGGGGCTTGGCCGTGGCAGTGCGGCGGGCAGCTTGGTTTTGTACCTTATCGGTGTGACCAAGATAGACCCAATAGAGTATGGGTTATTTTTTGAAAGGTTTATATCTAAAATTAGAACTAAAAAAAGCGTGGTAGACGGAATCACCTACTTAGATGGCTCACTAATGATGGATGTTGATTTGGATATTTGTTACTACAACCGCCAAAGAGTAATAGAGTATTTAGAAACAAAATTCGTAGGCAAGACCTCTAAAATCATCACACTAAATACATTAAGCGGGAAGCTGTGTATTAAAGAGTGTGGGAAGGTTGCGGCAAGTAAAAGCGAGCAAGAAATGAACAAGGTGTCTGCGCTCATCCCCAAAGTTTTTGGGCAAATAAAAGATCTCAAGGAAGCGTACGCAGAACAAGAAGAATTTAGAATTTGGTGTGATGAAAACGAAGAGTGCTACAACATAGCACTAAAACTAAAAGGACTTATAAAAAACAAAGGCGTCCACCCGTCTGCGATCTCGCTTTCGTTTGAAAAACTTAACGATAGCTGCCCAACCGAACTAACCTCCGACAAGAAAAGCCATGTTGCTTCGTACGACATGAACTGGATTTCAATTTTCAATGTCAAACTTGATATACTTGGCCTTCGAGCCGTGTCTGTTGTCGACGATGTATGTAAAAACGTCGGCATTAAAGTATCAGACGTAGACCCAAAAGATCAACTCATCTACGATAACCTACAGCACCTTAGAACCCCCCACGGGCTATTTCAGATTGAAGCGGAGACTAATTTTCGTGTCTGCCAAAAGGTTAAGCCTAAAGACCTAGAAGAACTAAGCGCGGTGCTGGCTTTGGCTCGTCCCGGCGCGCTTAACTTCGTTGACCAATACGCCGCTTACGTAGAAGACGGAACTTACGACCCGATTCACCCGTTCTTTGATGACATTCTGACATCGACAGGAGGCGTAGCCCTATACCAAGAGCAACTGATGAAAATGGCAAACAAGATTGGCTTCACGCTTGACGAGGCGGAAGTGTTAAGGCGCATTGTCGGCAAGAAAAAGGTAAAAGAAGTTCGCAAATGGAAAAAGAAAATCAAAGACAAGATTAAAGAAAATAATCTTGAACCAGAAATCGGCGACATCCTATGGGGCGTTCTGGAGGATTCAGCAAATTATTCTTTTAATAAATCTCACTCTATTTCATACGCCGCTTTAGCTGCCACGACTATTTACCTTAAGTTTAAGTACCCACAGCAGTTTTTCTTAAGCTTGCTTAAAATGACTCGCCATGAACCAGATCCGATTAGTGAGATTTCTAAGATTCAAAGGGAAATGTATTACTTTGGCATAAAGCTTCTTCCGCCCCACATTATTAAGTCTGACATGGACTTTAAATCAGAGGGAGACGACATTAGATTTGGATTACTTTCAATCAAGGGTATTTCAGATCGGTCAATTGAAAAACTAGTAAACTTTAAGAACCATTACTCAAATAAGTTTGAGGTCTTTGAAGGAGCAAAGGAGTCTGGCTTGACTATTGGAATTTTATCTGCATTAATTCAAGCCGGAACCTTCGAGGGCTTTACAATGTCTCGCAGTAAAATCGTTTATGAGGCGCAGCTCTGGAACGTGCTAACTAAAAAAGAAAAGAAATCCGCAATGATGTTAGCAG